TATCGCAATACTATTACTTTAATGTAGTTTAATATTTTATCCATATTACACCTTCCTTTTTACATAATAAAAGAGACCAGGTCTCCCTAATCTCTTAACCAACAACTTGATAATATTGTTCTTCGTATCCTATTCTGTAGCCTATCACTCTAAAATCAACTTTTCCGGTATATCCTCTTACTGTAAAGCTAGTTCTATCCTTAGAAACTATAATTACCCCTGGATTACTACAGAATACTGCATAAGTAGATATAGTCTTAATGAATGTGCTGTCTAGTAATACTGTAGTTCCTTCTTCTTGTATATCTATATCAAATAATACATCTTCTAATAATACCTTTGGACTATCTATTGGAGACATTCCAAGCGTAGTTCCGTCTACAACTATAGTTCCTCCAGCTTTCGTTCCGTTTGTGTTAAATACATGTCTAGGTGTTCCGGCAATCATAAAACTAATAGTCCCATCTGGTGATATTCTTATTCCTGTATCTACGCTTTTAGAAATGTAGAATCTAAATGTACCAGCACTAGCATCTATTTTACATTGGTCTGCAAAGTAAATAGTTGGTGGTTTACAATCCAAGTAATTAGGATAAAATCTAAACCTAGCAATACCATTTTGATATATATCTGTAGAACCTGTACCAATACGAATATAGTTATTTTCATCCCATTTAAGCCTTACTGCACTTCCCACACCTTGTTCATTGTTATATGTCGCATCAAGGGAGCATCCACCAAACAAGTGTAAAATTGGGTTTGCTGGGTCTGCATAAAGATTACCTCTGACCATTAAGTTTCCATTTGCATCACCTTTTAAAACAGAATTACCTGCTCTATTCCTAACATCTATTGCCCCATTGTAAATAGTTACTCCATTGGCATCAATTTCTGTAGAACCACTAATAACTTCATTTTGCCTTGCTGTATAAGAACCATTCTCACCCTTAGATAGACAAGGTAGTCCAATACTAAACACTCTATATCCAGTAGTACCAGCTTTAGGTTTTACCTCTATATATAATAAGAAGGTATCATAATTAATATCTTTTGTCCTAAAGGTTACAGAATATCGGTTAGTATTATAGCCAGTTTTAAGATTGATGACTTGATTAGCTACATAGCTGGCTCCTAACTTATAGTCTATATATAGCCTAAATGTTTCTATATTACTTTCTGTTATGCTGCTAAGAGAAAAAGTATACTGTGAATTTCTTTTAGGTAATCTTTCGCCTGTCATACCTTTTTGATATAAGAGTCCCCTATCGCTAGTTAAGCTGAAAGCTCTCCACCCATCTGTGGGCATAAAGAAATTATCATTACCAGTATATAATCCGATACCACTCATATTCCAGCCTGTAGTTTCTCTATTCGAAAAACTTGAATTGCTTAAAAGATTTATTATATCTATAGAGAAAAAATCTAATCTTAATTGACTCTCTGTTAATTCCATGCTTGCTTTAGTCGCATAGGTATTAATTGCATCATTTTTAGATACAAAATCCTTGCTTACTTCTAATTTTATACTATCAGCTTTTTGACTTATAGCAGAATTCATGGCTTGGGTAGTAGCATAGTTAGTTTCTATATTAGATACTCTTTGTAAGAATCCGTCAGCAGTCTGCTGTGCTTCTGAAGCTTTAGATAATGCACTATTTGCAGTAGTTGTTGTCTGAGATATAACTTCTATAGTTCCGTCTAAATCTCTTCTTATATCATTGGTCTTTGTTTCTACTTGGCCAATCTGTCCAGTTAAGCCATCTATAGTGCTAGTGTGTTCACTAATTACATTACTTATAGAGTCTACTGTAGCAACTGTAGAATTATAAGCATCCTTTAACTGTGTAGTTACTCCATCCTTAACTATTGTGGTGTTACTTATTAATGCACTTATCTTGCCTTGATGAACATTTATAGCAGTAGTATTAGATGTAGTTATTTCTTTTACATTATTTATAGCTTGATCTGTGTCCTCTGGTGCTGGTGTCCAGTCTGTTGGTTTATTGCCTTTTTCAAACTTCAACTTCTCGATTATAATAATATCGCCTACAATTATACTTTCATTAAGCTGTGTATGAATAAGCCATACACCACTCCAATTTTGAGTTATAGAGAAATATCCTGTTGTATCATCTACATAAAAATTTAAAACTTCTTTGCCATAAGTTGTAGCTTTCTTTATTGCAAAAAAGGAATTTGTTATTGGTATGCCATTTAATTTCATATACCCACTTATAGTACACGTCTCTTCAGGTGGTATGAATCCAATCATTGAGATTGTAAAGTATTTAATTGTTGTTGCTCTATTATAAGTTGTTGTAATAGTACTTCCCTCAACTTTGCTTAATATATTATAAGGAGAATATGTCGAGACCATAGCTGATCTAAAATAATTCCTACCCCCAACTTCAATTTCATCTACTTTAGTTGTAAGCGTATTAAAGGCTATATCCAATGTTTGATTATTTTTATCTAACAGTACCTTAGAAGATTTTAAAGTATTGGTATTAGTATCTTTATTAAACTCTTCTGTGAAACTATTATAATCTATCTGCTTACCACCTACTGCATTTTCACTTATCATATTGCCTTTAATTAAGTCATTTGCAATAGCATTTTCTTTAATACCTGTGTGGTCTATTAATGTAGTAGTTCCATCTTCTCCACGTAAAATAAAATTAAAATTCCCTAGAACATCTTGCCCCATCTGTATTCTAACTCTATTATTTTTATCCTTAAATTGTTGTGTAGCTCCTACTATTTCAATTCCACCATTATCGGATTTTATCCTAAATTTATTGGTAGAAATATCTCCAGCAAGAATTTTAGAAACGTCTAAATTCTCTATCATAGCATTTTTAATAAAGCCATTTACTACAGTTACTTTATCCGAACTTAGTATTAAGGATTGGATATTATTAGATGTAAGATTTCCATTTACAAGTGTTTGTATATCTCCTACACTACTTTCTAATATCTCTATCCTTCCTACACTAGCAGTTAAATCTGTTATGTTAGCCTTACCTATAATAGCCTGGCCTATAGTTGCATCTGCAGCTATTAACTTTTCTATATTAGCATTAATTGCAGTTAAATCACTTACATGAGCTACATCTATAATTGCAACTTCTATTGCTGCAGTTTTAGCTTCAATAGTTTGTGTTCTTATAGATACAGCCTCTAAATCTTGAATGTTAGCTTTATTAATTAATGCTTCATTAACTATCAACAGCTCAGTTACAACTCTATCAAGCTTATTTGAGCCACTTCCACTAGAATTAAAACTATTTTTATTCTTAGTTTCCCCCTTGGCTCCTATTTCAGCAGTTAAGCCACCATTATAGGTAAACTTTTGAGATAGAATAGGTATTTTCCTTACTGCTCCTTTAATATCTGTACAAGTAACTATATCTCCTACATCTAAAGAGATATCACCTTGCCATTTCATTGTATAACCTAAGTACTCAAACCCATTTAGCTTAGTATAAATATCATTAAGAATACTATCCGTTACCCATGGATTTTCAAACTTAACTTCCATAGAATCTATACCTAAGGACCCTTTATTTAATTCCTTATCTCCAACTTTACAACTAACTTTACCTATCTTGTATTTAACTTCTTCTCTTTTATAATCAATATAGTTATCTGGAGTAATAGAGTAATCTATATCCTTAGTTGTAACTATAGTAAACTTTCCAGCTCTAGTTATAAGAGCATTGCCCCCACATAAAGAAGATACATATCCAAGTATTTCTCTACAAGTAAAGCCCTCCAACTTTTTAACTGTATAAGCTGGAAGGCTTCCTGTAAATTGTACTCCTGTTTTAGTTGCAAGTTCATTAACTACTTGTTGTAAATTAGCTGGATAAGTCAAATTACTAAAGTATGGAGTTTCAAACTTTATCATGTTATCATATGCTGTTATTTTAGTTGTATAGTCAGTCTTTTCTATATCATCAATATTAAATAGCCCCATTAATATATATTCTATTGTAGCTCCTATTTTAAGGCCTATTTCTACTTTTACATGGCTAGTAGAGTAAATAATATCACCCCTATTTAGTAGTGTTAAATCTAAAGTTTGTGAAGGTGTATTACCAATACTAAACCCTTCTCCTGGTTGTATAGTTTCTAGAATAATATCCACTATATCATCATTGGTATATATATTATTACCTATAGTTATTTTACATTCAAAGGATCTACTCGGTTTCTTTATTTCTAATTTATAATCTGTACTTATTGTCTGCATAATTAACCTCCTTTCTCTATAGTAAGAGCCATGGAGATTACTCCTCTATCATATAATCTATTAACAGTAGCTCTGCTGGACTCATATCACACTTAGAGTTTATAAGTTCATCTATATGGAACTTGTGGATATCAATCTCATTCTCTATTGCTAGAAGTTCCTTAATATTTACGTTCCAATCTTCAACATGTTCTGGTGCAATCCTTATATTATTATCTTCTATTAATGGTTTTCCTTCTTCATCTTTCACCGAATACTTTTCTATAAGCTTTTGTCTTTCTTTATTGTAGACTTTAATCTCCGCTTCAATCTTTGCTATATTTTTAGCTATAGCATAAGAAACTTTTATAGGTAAATTCTTTTGGGATATTGCTCCTAAAACTGCTGCATCATTTACTATTCTTTCATTACTAAGCTTCATTTACAGTACCTCCTACTAATTCATCTTCTATTGCATAGAGTTGCTTATCAAATGCATCCATATCGGCTCTTACTTCAACTTTATTAGCATTATACAATTCTTGGTTTTGTATGCTCCTTGTTACACTCCCAACATTTCCTCCATTAGTACTTATAGTTGCATTCATGTATGCTACTTGTTTATCTTCTATAATGCTATATCCTGTTAGTGTAATACTTTTATTTGTTTTTAACATTTAAATCATCCTTTCTATTTTTCAATAAAGTTCATTTTAAGTCCACTCCACTTTGCTTCTCCATTTTTATATTGATACGCTGGAGCAGTTCTATCTCCTACATACATTGTCCTTGTTATCATCCCTTGTTGTGGATCCGGAAAAGTAACCGTAAAAAAAACACTACTTACTGCATTTAGTAGTGTTGATATTTTCCCCTGGCTTAATGGTGGCCATTCTAAATTAATTTTTCTTTTTACTGCTATCCTATCTCTAACCATATACCCTGCTGCAACTCTATTAGATTCTCCGTCTAGATCTTGAATTGTCACTTCGTATTTACTAGGAGCAGCAATAGCCACCCCATTAACTTTAAGCATATTACCACTCCTTTTATGTTGGAATTAATGTTATATTACCTTGTCTTTGCATCTTCCTAAGCTGTTTTAATGCTACCTTACCAATTACAGAGCCATCTACTTGTAATATTAAATCTCCATCACCAAATCCATTATCTGAATTTCCTTGTGGCATTCTTTCAAGTAACTTACTAGCCAGTAAGTCTAAGCCACCAGTATTATTTTCTAAAGGTACTACAGCCTCTTTCCCTGCTTCACCTACCATAGCAAGTGTAGGACTATCAAGTATTCCTCCTTTAGCTAAGTAAGGAATTTTAGGTATACTTAAACCAAAGTGACTACCGCCATACTTTGGGACCCAATCAGGAATATCAATTGATAAACTGTTAATTCCACCTATTGCACCATTTATTAATGATATTACTGCATTTAATGGGTATTTTAGTATTTTCCCTAATCCGCCCATTATTCCACCAAATATATCCGTAACTCCTCTCCATGCTTTTGCCCAATTTCCAGTAAATACACCAGTTATAAAATCTATTATTCCACCAAATATTCTCTTAAGGTCACCTATTAAACTTCCTATTGTTTTAAATGCATCTTTGAAGATACTTAAAAATACACTAACAATAAATTTAACCAATGGCTTCAAAACATTATTCCATAAAAATAATATAATATCTATAATTACCTGTATAACTGGTTTCCAAGCTTTATAAATTTCTATTATACCTTGTATAGCTTTTATGAATATACTAACTATAAAGTCAGCTAATGGTTTTAGCACATTACTCCATAAGCTCTTAGCAATATCCATTACAGCCTGGAAAGCTATTACTAAAATCTCTCCTATTATCTTAGCCAAAGGTGCTAATACAGTCTTCCACAAATCTATTAAGAAAGCTCCAAAGGGTACTAGTGCATTATTCCATACATCCATTGCTTTCTCTTTTAAAAATTCAAATGCCGGCGCTAAAAACTCCATAATAGCAGAACATATTTCATTAACCTTATTCCTAAAGCTTTCACTACTTGCATATAACGCTACAAACATAGCTATTAATGCTGCTATAGCAGCTATTACTAATATTATGGGGTTAGTAGCAAGTATCTCTAGTACAGTGCTTATTCCTTCTATCCATTTAATAACTTGCAATGCAATTACTAGAGTTTTAAATGCTACTACAATGCCTAATATCAAACTGCAAATCCATCTTAGTAATTCCCCATTAGAGGCTAAGTAGTCAATAAATCTTCTTACTGCATCCAAAATAGGATTTAGTCCATTGGCTGCTCCAGGTAGAATACTTATAAACCAATTTATTATAGGCAATATAAATTCTCTATAAATACTTAGTGCTAACTTAATTAAAGATAATCCTATTCTTGCAATATTCTCTATAAATAGTTGCACAGGTGGAGTTGATAAAACATTATAAAAGTTTTTAAACGTATCTTTCGTAGCTTCAACTGCCCTTTTAACCTCAGCCATCACACTAGCTCCATCTTTTGCCCAAGCATTTTTAAAAGGCTGAAATATTGTTGCAAATACCCTTTTAACCTTTTGAGCTAATTCAGCCATTGCGCTATCCACTGGAGCTATATCAAGTGGGGGGGCTACCAACGTCGGTATATCGCCGCCACCTCCTCCACTTCCACCATCAGCATTATCAGAACCATTATCCATATTTAATGTATTTATTTCATCAAATCCAGCAAGACTGCCTTGTGCTTTCTTTGCTTGTTTGCCAGCTTTCTCCGTAGCATTACCATAAGCACCCATAGCTGCTTTAGCGCCTATAAGTCCCTGAGTTGCTTGTGCGCTCTGTTGATATGTTTTTCCAAATATAGCACTTATAAAACTAGCAATGTAAGTTGTAGCTGTAGCTAACGCACTCATTAATGCATTAATAGCAGGAAGTATGGCTTGATATATAGGCATAAATGCAACCATTAAATTAGATTTTATTTGAGCTAATGAATTAGCAAATTGTTGATTAGTCATAAGTGATTGACCTAATGATGTGGCCATAGCTGTTATACCTCTAATGACTAACGGAAATATCATACCCCACGTAACCATAGACCTTATAATCATCTTTAATTGACTATTTGTACCACCTAAATGACTTGACGTTCTTTTTGCCCCTAACCCTAGTTGAGTTAATGCATTTGAAAGTCTACTAAGTCTTCCATTAGCTCCAACTGCATTTCTTCCTAATTTACTTATGTTTTGAGATGCAATACCTATACCGTTTGACCTCGTACCTACACCTGTTATCTTTGAGTCTAGTTCTGTTATTTCTGAACCCAACCTTATTGATTTTTCAATTAAGGAGTTCATTCTAGCTTCAGTCGATAATATAGTTCCCTCTAACTTATTTCTACCTTTTGTATTAAAAGTATTATTGAGTTGATCATTAAGAGTTTTTAATTTATTTCTTAAATTATCTATTTGCCTATCCGTTATATCTAAGGTTTGAACTTTACCTATTTTCATATCCTTTAGTTTTTCAATATCTTCCGGTGGACCTCTTCTAGTATTTGCTTTTGGAATATTAGTAGTCTTAGGTTTCATTACATCCATCTTATTAGGAAATTTTATAGGTGGCATCTTAACTTCTTTCATTGATTCAAAAACAGATTTCATTGTGTTTTTAAGATTGTTTTTCATTATTTTCAAAGTAGATTTAACACCAGAATCTAAAGATTTAACTCCATCATTAGCGCTCTTCTTCATTCCATCAAACATAGTCTTTGTACCTGAATTTAATGATGTTTTTAAATTCTTAGCTATAAGTCCACTCATTGAACTTATTTGCTTCCCTAAATCACTTTTAACCTCTAAATCTAAACTAATTTTTCCTACACTATCACTCATGTAATACCTCCTTTCTTGCATTAAAAAGGCACCTAGATTTTAATCTAAGTGCCTTCTCTATTATTTATCAACCTAATAGTTTACTTTTCTGTCTTTCAAATTCCTCATTACTTATTATTCCATCATCTAGCAATTTCCTAAATTTTGATAATTCATCTGCATTACTTATATCATTTCCACTATAACTTCTTGATTCAGAAGCATAATTCTCTATATATTCTTTTATTTTTAATGCTATCCTATATTTGTCCATTGACCCAAATAACACTTCATTATCACTAGGTGTATCATCTATGCTTTTTCTAGATTTACTTTCTTCTCCAATAATTTGAAATAGTATAAACCCAGATGATAGACTAGGTTTTTTAACCTCTATAGATGATATATTTCTTATTGATATAGTTTTTTCCCTGTGTTTACTAAATGGTAAATATCCCATATCTATTGCTATTCTATCATCATATAATACTATCTTTTTACCTAATTTACCTTCAAGCTCTAAAATCTTTTCTTGAATAAATTGTCCAACTCTGACTTTATTCATCTCAGCTTTTTCTTTTTTCTTCTCTTGTTTTTCAATTTCTTTTTCTTTTATTTTTTCTATCTTCAAGGCTTCATACTCTTCTATTTGATCTGCACTATAAACGAATGCATATGGGAATAGTTTAAATATATCTATAATCCATCCGAAAATAAATAATCCAACAGTTAAAAAATATAATATCCCTTGAGAATATTTCCTCTCATAAAATTTATGCAGTCCAAATATTCCTCCAAATACACAAAGTAAAAATTCTACTTTATAACTTCTGTCTTGCATACATATATCCCTCACTAACATTTTTGTTAATTTAAGTATATACTATCCAAAAGCTTTTGAAAATATTTCTTGTACTTTTTTAATTTCTTCTTCCTTCTCTTCTGCCGACATATCTCTAACCTTATTATTTCTACTTCTCCAGTCATTTCTTATATTATGTTGTTCTTTGGTAAAATTCTTAAGCATGTTTTTATCTTCTTCACTTCTAATAGAAACAATTTGACCTAGAGGTGTTTCTGGCATTATTCCTTTTAATAATGCTGAAAACTCACTCCAGGTCATATCATCACTTCTAAGTCTTATATTATATTGCATTGCAAAGCTTGCTTCTATTAAATCAAAGTCCTCAAATAAATCATACCATTTATTTTCTGGGAGATTTTTTAGCTTTCTGTGCCTCAATTTCAATCTCTTCTAATTCTACATCACTTATAGCTGCCATTATTACATTAACTATAGTATTGTAACTTGGCATACTTAATTCTAAACTCTCTATATAATTAAATTCCTCTTTACCTAAAGCCACCTTAATTATATTTTCTAATCTTTCATGATCCTTTATTGTTTCATCTTCAGCTATAGCCATAATTTTAAATGCTGCTGCTTTTGAATTGTTTATTTTAAATTCATGATCTGTATCTACTCTTACCACTGGTTTCTGATTACCATTTTCTAACCTCTGTATAATATCATATACTCTTGCCATTACATTATTCCTCCCTTATTTTATACTATTATGGTATGATAGTTGCTGGTGTATAAGTTGGTTTACCATCACCTTGCATTTCAAATTCAAGTGGTGCTACATTTGTGCTATCTCCACCACCTACGTTCTTAACATTTATAACACAGTCATATGTTAACTTAGCCCCATCAGGAAACTCTACCTCTCCTTTTGTACTACAGTCTAATCCATCCTTCCAAGCAGTATTTGCCACATAATCATTACCTGGATCACCCACGCACCTTTTGCCATTAAGACCTATAGTATATTTTTTCCCGGTCATTAAGCTACTTGCCCATCCGGAGTTAGTCATACTTGTCCATTCTTCTACTGTACCATCTATAGATATAGAGAAAGATTCCATTTCTGATATGGCTACCATATCTTGCTCTGTACTTGCCTTTCCTTTTGTACCAATTTTAAACTTTAAATTATATACTGGAAATACTCCGCTAAATGCCATATATAATTACCTACCTTTCATAATAAATTACTGTTTCAATTACAAATTCAAAGACACCATTGCTATCAGTACCTATTCCTACTGGCTCTGGTGTCCTCATATCAAATTTAATTATTCTTTTACCCCCTATGGTGCCATCCTGGCCGAATAAAGAATTATAAACTTCCTGTGCTTTTATTTCAGCAGTGTTACAATTCTTAGTCCAATGTATTAATATAGATACAGCCTTGGTATTATAGGTGGTATTTTCTAAACCTCCTATAGCTATTTTAGGAGTAGGTCCTATCACTCCATAAATTCCTATACATTGTTCCTTGTTATTATCTATCTTTCCAATATACCACTGAGGACTCTCTATTTTAGTTTTTAAAAACTCTCTTACTTCGCTTAGTAACATTACTTTATCAACCCCTTACTAAGCATTTTTAAGAACTTTTTATAATTTTCCCTTATCAATTTTCTTTTATCACCATCTATATAGTCCTGCATCCATTTACCCTGAGCATTTACATTCTTATCTTTACGAAAGTTATATTCTGGATGCCAATATAACCTTCTAGCATATGGGGTATCGAATATAATGCCTACTTTGCCACTATCTACTTGAGAAGTATCTACAAATCCACTTCTTTCAAGTTCTCCAGTTTGTTTAGGTACTACAGCAGAAGTTACAATATCACTTTTGGTTGCCTCTCCTGTCATTTCTAAAGATTTTTTCTGAGCTTCAACTAAGGTATTAATCTTCTGTTGATTTAATTTAACTGTTACCTTTACACTCATTATCCTAACTCCAACTCTGTACTGAAAATAGAGCCATCCGGATTACGTGGTCTAGCAGATTTATATATATTAATCTTAACTCCATTAACCTTAACATAACCTTCTATTCTGTTGTGTTGAGGTGCTATATCTCCTATACATATCACTTTACCTACTAATGTTACAAGCTCACCATTCTCATTTCTAACTCTTTTAGTAGATTCTGAGTAATTACACTTATCATCAAAAATAAGAGTCTCTACAGGCTCACCATCTTCATTGGTATATGTCTGATATATTTTTATTGGAGTTACTAAAGTCCATTTAGGGAATGGTAATTTAAATCCCATAATTATATCCTCCTACAAGTAAACCCTGTTTGCCTTAGTATATTTACTATCTCTCTTGTAGTAGTAACCCCATTTAATGACTCAGTATTAAAACTAAGTGAAGTACCATTTATGCTATATCCACTAAGAGGGGTATCTATATATTCTCCATACCTTCCTATGAAGTCTACTTGTAAGCATATAGACTCTTTTATACAAGACTTTTGAAACTCTGTTATATTATCAAATCCAATACCAACAATACGATTATATGTCATGGAGTCAACTTGCCTTGAAGCTCTACTTAATAAACTTTTAAGTCTAGGCTCATCACTAAATTCTCCTACATAAGTAGTTTTATAATAGTTTTCATCTACATAAAACATCTGATCACATCCTTAAATAGAAAGAAGGATACCCTTAAGCACCCTTCTTTAATTCCTTAATTTCATCTTTAAGCTTTTTATTCTCTTTCTCTAACTTTGCAGCTTTCTCTTCTAGTTCTACATACTTATCATAGGGAACAGTTTTACCTGCTCCATGTTGAATTATTTCTCCGATATCATCCAATATGTCAAACCCTTGTACCACATAAGATTTCTTTTGAGTTTCATCTATTGTATAAACCTTATTTCCTTTACTTGCCTTCATAAATATCCCTCCTATGCTTGTATGTTCATGGCAACTCCATCTACCTTCTTTTCTAGTAAGAATAGATCACCATAATTTCTATTTTGATATAAGTATCCATCAGCTGTTCTTGAGTCAGTGCCAGGAGTAAATAACTTGATATAAGAATATTTATCTCTACATACTACACAAGTAGGATGTATTAGGATAAAGTTAATCTGTTTTGCTGTTGGATCAGCAATACACCCATCCGTAAAATCATATTTACTCTTTAATCTAGAAGCTGGCACCATCTTAATAGCTACATCATCTAAACTATGAACTTTTCTGTTAATACTATTAGGTGTCGTAACTGTTATACTTCTTTCAATTCCTTGGGCAGTCTTAACTATTTTATTCATAGTTGGAGTGACATATAAAATACGACCTTCCTGAGGAACTGCCGCTTCATCCATTCTAGCCATGAATTCATCAAACTGATCTAAGAATACTGCAGCATCAATAACTGTAGAATCTATACTAGAAGCTTTATGGGTAGTAAGCTCAGCATGTAACTTAGAAAATCTATAACTATCCTTTTCAGGTATAGCTTGTTCAGTCTCAAATGTGTTTTGAATATTAGCAACTGATAAAGTTAAATTAGTTTCATCAATATCCATTGGATCAATAAAGAATTCTATATCTCTATCGTGTGCTAACTTCTTAGCCTCCCAATCATTTGACATTGTTCCAGCATTAAATCCTGGTGTTCTTGAGTGGTCCTTATATCCACTTAAAGACATTCTAGGTAACTTAATTACCTGTGCATTAATAAATTGAACTCCTAAATTACTCTTTGTTAAGTCATCAGAGCAAAGTTCCTTTGCATATTTTTGTTGTAGTAAGTTTGTAAATTGTTCAGCATAATCATATACTGCCATTATAAATCATCTCCTCTAAATTTAATTAATTTAATCCGAATGCAGCTTTTAAAGCATCATCCGTACTTGACTTTTGACCACTGGCTCCAGCACCTATTTGTTGGAACCCTTTATTATTCTGTTGATTTGTACTTTTTAATTGAGGTACATCTTCTAACACTTTATTAAGTGCAGCTGTTATTAAATTTTCATCAATCTCACCTTTTTCATTGGTTACTTTTGATAAGTCAGCTAACTTAGTAATATAAGGAATTGTATTAGCTTCAATTCCAAGTCCTAAAGCTTGTTTGTAAGCTACATCATCAACTCTAGCTTTAACTATTTGAGCCTTTAACTGTTCATTCTCCTGTTGAAGTGTTGTTAATGTGGTAGTTTGCTCTTGTGCTTTAGTCTGCTTATTAGTTTTAAAATCTTTAATAGCCTGGTTAATATCCTCTTGGGACATTCCTTGTTGTTCAAAGTAAGATTTCAATATAGAATTCTCCTTACTTTGAGTACCTTTATTGATGATATTCGCTAACTTGTCATAGTCAATAGATGAAGTTTGTTGATTTCCTTCACCATCTTCAATAACATCACCAGTTCCACCGGCTCCAGTTCCATCATCTGGTGAAAGTAATGGTTTATACCTACATAATCCTAAATTGACTAACATTTTTGTTTTTAACATAATAAACTACCTCCCATTTTAAAGTGTTGTCCACTAATCCGTTTAGCTCGTCAGCATTCCTCACAGTTTAAAGCCTTAAGAGTTTTGGGCATAATAAAAAGCCTTAGTTTTCTAAGACTTAAATATTAATAACCCTTACACTCGCTTGCCTTTGCTTTTCCCTAAGTTGATCTAAAGCTATTAGGGCAATTTCTTTACTATCTATCAATATTATGATATTTGGTTCTTTAATTGATATAATCCCATCTGTAATACCTTTAGCTAATTTATCAAGTCCTACTATATTTCCTAAAGGTATTACAACTTCTTTATCTGCTGTTTCATAAGCTTTTTTCTCAACTTCTTTCAAATCTATTTTTTCTATTTCTGCTCTAATCTTTAAGCATCTGATATAACATCCCATATACTTCTTTTGCTCTTTTAATAATTCCAAAGAACAACTAGACGTAAAATTAAGTGTACCTGATTCGTACTTCACTGTCATAGCATCTAACTTGTCATATCTAATCTTAGCTTGTAAATACTCAGCCTTGAATCTCTCCTTATAGTCCTCACTATTCATCATTGATATCGTTTCTTTTAATTCCATTTTTCATTCCTCCTTAATTTTAAACATAATAAAAGCACCTACTCTTTATCTAAGTAAGTGCTTATTAATCTATTGGGGTTTTATCCCAACCACATTGTTCACATATTCTATTTGCTTCATCAATATTGAATTCATCTTCTATATGTTCAATATCCATATCATCATTTCTTACATCACCAATCTCCATACAGTAGGCTCTTGTAATTTTTCTATTTAATAATGGACAATGCTTCTTACAATCTGCTGATGGCATTATACTATTCCTCCTTTACATATTTATTATACTTATTTCTCCACTTCTGGGAACTGCAGTAACTAACTCATTTTTTAGATTCAAAGCTGAATATCCGTCTTGTGAAATAAACTTAACTGTTCTTCTATTTGATTCATAAATAACTACTTTAGCATTATCTATGAACATTTGTGCATTTTCTAATGTCATATTTACCCTATCTGATTTATCCATCAAATTATCTTTAGCATGTTGTGTCATTACTGTTAATTTAGGTTTATAGTTCTTAATAATAAACTGTTTTTCACTCATTTTCTCAACATATTCTATATTGTTCTCATTAAGTAAATTAACTACTTGCTTATCATTATATTGTGTTTGAACTCTCCCCCAAGACTTACTATCATTATACTTCAAATTCTGGAACTCTTCCAATGTTTTTGGTGATTCATTCCCTAAAACTGATTTATAATTTGCATATTCTTTAGTATCCACCTTATAGTTTATCTCTTGAATACTTCTTATGTCTGCCTCTTCTCTAATCCTATCTCTTCTAAGCTGCTTATTATTATTTAAGTGTTCTTGTAACTTACTTTCCCACTCTTTAACTTTAGAATCAGCCATAGCTCTATTATCTTCATCTAAAGTACCTTCTCTAAATCTCTTCCATTTCCTAATCTGTCTTTCCATATGTCTCTGCTCTTGTTCAGCTTTATAATTACTTAAAGCCTCTTCTTCATCCTGTGCCTGAGGTACTTGAGTTATGCCTGGAAAGTAAGTTGTTAATGTATGCCTACAGTTAGGGTGTAATAACCCTCCCTCTATTGCTTCACTTACTAACTTATATTTACCTTTGTTCTCTTCTAAGTATTCTTTACTTGGATGACTAAACACATCATCAATTAGTATTTGACCTTGCCATGGTAAACACTTCTCGCAAGTATTTGCATGGGCTGAAACAACAACGGTATATATTCCCCATTCATCCCTTTTACTACCTTCACCTAAGAATGTAGCTCTTTGGCTAGCTGTTCTAAGTGCCATTTCAGCGTATGAAGCAATATTAACCCTCTTACCATCTTTATACTCTACACAGTTAATACCACTAGCTAGAAACTCCTTTGTTGCCATGTCTATAGCCTGGTTTAATGTCTTAACTCCTGCTGACATATTAATTTCAGCTTTATATATAACTTGTCTATAAACATCATCCATTTTTCTTAATACTGCAGCACTAGCTTTCCCTATATCCTTTGTTACTGTATCTTGTAATGCATTTAATTTCTTTTCATTTACCCCAAAGAAACTCTCTTCTTGAGGTACTCTAGGTTTTCTTCCAGTGAGTGCTGCAATATACTCCCTTACCTTTTGTTTCTCAGAGGTATCTTCTGGAATACCTACATCACCTCTATTAAATCTTAGAAAAGCTCTTATTTTATTAATAGCTCTAGCAACTCTATTTTGACCTTTCTTATAATTGCCTTGAAGCTCTCTGTCGATACACTCTTGTACTGGTCCGCTATAACTATCAATAATTTTCTTATTCTCTTTTCTATATTTCTCTAAAGCTCTAAGTTTACTTAGCTGCCATTGTTCCCATGAGAAGCCTTCTTTCTTTTCTTCTCTCTTATGAAAATAAAAAGCCCTCTTCATAGAAGATATTAATTCTAATTCCATCTTCTCAAAGATTGCTCTTATATCATAATTATTCTTGTCCATCTATCTCACCATCTAGACCATTTTCGTTATCTAGATTAACTTCATCATATCCAGGTACTGAAGGTTCATCCATTACTGCAATTCCAGTCTGCTCTTTAATCCTATCAACCTCTTCTTTTTTCCATTCTTCTGTTTTAGAATCTCCCCACATCTCTTCTACCTTTGCTTCAATACTCATAGGTGTATTAGGATTGCTAAGAGTCTCAACTACTGCTTCAAATGAAGGTGATGCATATTCTCCAAAACTAACCTCTATAACACTATCTTCTGTAGGTTGCTTTAACAATGTATTATAGGCCTTAAATATTGAATCAATTAGTGTTGGTAGCATATCACTTATAGACTCTATAATCTTATTTCTGGTATATAACGTTGTCTTTTCTTTTTCTCTCTGTGCCTCTGCATTGTCTAATTTCTTATTATCTATTCCTAGTGTAGAAGGACTTATTATACCTTGTAAACATAAGTCTAATGCAGTTACATAGGTTGATATATAATTTTCTGTAGGTATTGTAGGTTGCTCTGTATCTATGGTAGATGCAACATTCTCTTTCATACTCTTATCAGTTTGAATATATCTATTATCAAAATAGCTAGGTTTTAATATCTCCCCTGTATTAGGGTTTCTAGGTAGTAAATCATCCGGAATATAAGTCTTAGCTCTACCAGCTCTTAATGCATCTATCCATTGGGACCAGGTTTCATCTAAGCTATCAAAGTTATCACATTTACTATCAAATATACTTTGTCCTCTACCTTCCCATTTATCACTCTCATAAATCATATATGGTACTGCCATGCAAAAGGATTTATCAAAGGTTACATCAACTAAATTTTCTGTTTGAGGTATACTATTAAGATTAACTTCACTATCACCCCTAAATAACTTATAAGTCACATACCCAAACCCATAAGTTTCATGAAGTGTATAGACTGCTTTATTAATTGTATAGTTGGTCTGGAATACTATCTCTTTAACCCTTCCTCTGTCATATACAATATCTATCTTCTCACCGCTATAAAACTCTAATATAGGTAACTCAGATACATTAGAATCAAATGATATTTTAAAAGCACCATCACCTACTACCAAAGCCTCTCTGGTAGCTCTCTCTAATAACTTATTGAACTTGTTTTCTTTAACAATGTCTTTCCATAAGTCATTCTTAGCTACTTCTTTAAACTCTATTATGTTAAGGTCAGTTAGAACTATATTAACAAGCTGATTAACTATTATCTTAGGTAGTCCAGTGTGTATCTTTCTTATTTCTAATCCTACAGTAGGTACGCTCCCCCAGAATGAATAATTATAGTTTGCCATCTGCTTATAGAGTTGATTTAACTCATAGCTATCACCCCTATACCAAATCATATTCTTAAAAGCATTAGCCTCATAGTTCATACCTTCTTGTATCATGAAATTGTAATCAGGTGCTTCTTGTATATTTAAAAAACTTCTCACCGCTTTTCTCACCCCATTCTTTAACTTATCAAACATTATCTATTTCTCACCCCTATCTTCTCTTTATAAGGCAACCATCCGTATTGAGTACTATTCACCATATGGTCATTGGCATCTTCTGGTGTATTGTCCTTATCCTCTAACCATGAATAAGTTTCTAATTCCTTGATGTACTCCTTGCAATGCTCTAGTACATAATATTGATTATGTGCAAACCATCCTAACTGAAGGTTTATTCTATCTATAATGGTTGTTTTCTTCCATGCATTATTAAAGTTATAAATACATCCATTCAACCTCTTATATTTCATGAACTCAGTTATAGTAGCCTGGTCAGCACTATCTATAAATACATCTTTAGCAAAGCCCCATTCAGCTCTGTTCCTTTCTAAGAAATCTATATAATTCTTAACTGTATCACTTGGAGCTATCGGCACCGCTAACTTAGCATTGTTATATACCTTTTCATCTAGTACATAGCAATTACCCTTATTAGTTATACCTATAAAACTCATCGATATAGTATCAGGACTATTAGAAGAATATGCTGTATCAAGTCCACTTGTAAATATAACAAAATACTCTTTCTGGTACTCATTGCTCTTATCTCTTATTAACTTCTTAACCTCTTCTTTTTTAACTACATGAGGCTTTCTTTCAAAGTTAGAGAAGATAAGTCCTGTAGCTCTACCTCTTAAACCTAGTATCTTATTCTTATAAAGTTTTGTACCTTTAGGAGCACTTAACTTCTTTTTCTCTATATCCTCTTCACTTAAAGATGCATTATCATTAAAACTAAAAAACCAGTAGGTCCAATTAGGCTTCTCTTCTGAATTGAGTTGCTCTAATATTTCTACTGGCACATCTTTTTTATATTTTTCTAATGGTCTGCTACAATTGATAAACTCTGAATAAATATCTAGGTTAGGATCATCTGGGTTAAGTGTAGCCATTAAGTAATCATTTCTAGTACATATCTCTCTTACAAACTCTATACTTGCTGTGTTAATCTCATCTATAAGTACACATCCAAATTGTGATCCTAAAGCCATCTTCCATTTATCAGCATTATCATAACCTAGTATATAAATTATCTTCTCGCCATTAGGCGTTTGATATCTAATATGTGGTATCTTATTGTCCTTATCACCATTACCGTTATACTTTACTAAATCTCCAAATACATCAGTAATACCATATTCCTTTTGGATTATATTCTTTTCACATACACCTGTTGTTTTGGATGCTATAACATGCATTTTCTTAGATGACTTAGCAACCTTTAACATGAACTTAAGTATTCCTACTGTTGTTTTTCCAGCTGCTGTTGTACCTTCTAAGAACTCCACTGGTGCTTCATGCTTTAAGAATGATTTATATTTAGGTGATAACTTATAATCATCACTCATTGTCATCATCACCTAGCTGCTCTAGTATTGAATCTAACTTCTTAGTACTATTAACATTTGCATTTATATTTATATTTTCCTTAAACATACCAAGGTGCTTACCTAAGAGCTCCAAGGCTTTAAGTTTATCAGCAAGCTTTATTTCCCTCTCAACACCTTCGCCCTCTTTAGTTGGTATAGTTTTAACCTTTACTGATGCAATTGTAGCAGTATCATCTTCACTTGCATCTACTTTTAGTGTTGCTTCATCCATATTTATAACATCATTAGCATTAACAAATGCTATCCTTGCAAGTTCTCTTATTACTCTATCTTGGTTTATTCCAGTTCTTTTAGATCTATTAGCTATTTCTTTGTCTATATATGTGCGTATATTAGGTTTAGTTAAGTTTTCACAGCCTATCTCCTTCGCACTATCTGGACTATATCCTGCCCTTATTGCTGCTTGTGTGGCATTTAAGTCAATTAAATACTCATCACAAAAGGTCTTTTGCTTTGGTGTTAGCTTGGCCATAATGCCACCTCACTTTCTATAATAAAAGGAACCCTATTACTAGAGTTCCTTAGTTATTAATTATTATCTCCATGGTTCAGGTCTATCAATCTTAGTTACATCAACTCTCATAGCTTTTCTGTTATTATCTTTAAAATCTACCTCTCTCATAAAAGCATTATATACATTAATTATTGCTTCTAACTCGCTATACGATTTAACATTAAACGTCTTTACTAAATAATCATTCATTGCCACAAATTCATAAGCATCACAAACTTTTTGTTCTTCAAAAAATTTGTTATTATATATTGCGATAGAGTAAGCGACCGCAGCCTTTGCTTTATTTAGAGCAAAATCATTCTTGTTACGTATATAATCCTGATTTGCTAAATGAGCTGGGTCTTCACCTCGTTCAACATTACCAAAAGCACCTCTAACAAAGTCCTCATATTTAAGATCTTCCATATTCTCCCCTCCCATAACTATCTTACAATACCTTCTAAAATATAACAATAAAAGACACCTATATTTCTATAGTGCCTTTATATTAGATTTAGTATTATCTAAAGTAAGCCCATTCTTTGCCCATGCTTCTACTAATAAAAATTTATCTTTAACATTAGTTTCGTACTTTGACTTTGCCATGAACTCACCTTCTTTCTTTTATTAATCTTATTTCATTCAAAGTTTTTCTATTCTTTGCTTAACTATTTTTATTCTATCATCCATATAATCTCTTTTTGTTTTCTTGTACATATTTCCAAGTTCTATACATGTCATAAAAGATATCATAAAAATTGCAAAGCTATATATAAATTTTTCTATTATTCTAATAAAACTAATACTTGTTGATGGATTATCATTCATACTATCCATTTTACTAATTAGATTATTATTGTCTCTAGATTCTTGTTTTTGAAGTTCTTTTTTATACTTTTCTAAAGCCTCTTTATCCTTCAAATCTGTACTTGTTTCTATTTTATAATCAAGTTCCAATATCTTCATTGAACATTGATTCTTGATATCCTCAATTTTTGAAATTTCATTTAAATATTCCGCTTCATATTTATTGTCTAATATAACACTAAAGTTCAACATGCTAATAATAACTGTAATAACTAACGACATCTGCGAAAATAATAACGCATAATCTATACCTATTTTAATTTTCTCCCTTTTTCTTTCAAGTTCTATAAGCATTACTTCAAGTTCACTTTTAACTTCCTTTTTTTCATAATACAACTTTATACTTTTTAATAACTCATTATAACTCTTTATTCGCTTTCTTTCTTTTCTACTCAATAAATCTTTACAAAAAAATTTGCCTAATACTAAGTTAACTTTACCCATACTATCCCCTCCCCACAAACATTTTACAACAAATATATATCATTTCAACTTCAAAATTATGTTTTTCACCTTTTATATTTCAAAACTTGCAAATTTATAGTATTTATTGTAAAATTTATAATATAAGTTTGTTTTAAAGGAGCATTAGTGAGTTTATGGAAAATGATTATATAAATTCTAGATTAAATGATCAAATTAATTGGTATGATAGAAAAAGTAATTTAGCAAAGAAAAAACTACTCCGAATAAGCTTTTTTTCTGCAATTTGCTCGTCCCTTATACCTATATTCACTTTATTTATAGATAATTACCCTTATATATTTAAGATTATTATTACATTTCTAAGTCAATGTATTAATATTTGTACTTGGTATATATGTTTTAATAAATTACAGGAGATTAGCTTAAAATATAGGAGCACATGTGAATCTTTAAAAACACATAAAATTTTATTTGAAAACAATTGTACTCCTTATGACATTTCTGATAATGCATTAAAATTACTTATAACAAATTGTGAATGTATTATGGATGAAGAACATAAAGATTGGGTTTGTATACTTGAAAAAAATTATTCGATTGGATCATAAGTTTTTTTGAAAATATCTGGTTTACATGGATATAATTCTCCATTTACGCCTTTGATGATCCAATCACCAACTTCAGCTTTCATATCACCCTCTAATGTATGTATTATAATTTCTTTATCAGTTTGATATGCTTCTATTATAATTTGTTTTTTTATAAATCTTTTTACACTTGTCATGCTTTTGCCTCCTTTACTATAAACTAATTATTTTAAATTAGAAAGGATGATTGTAAATGCCAACTTTATATGACTATAGACTTTTCATTAGCCACGCTTGGAAATATGGAGATGATTATGATAGATTAGTAAAATTGCTAGACGCTGCTAATAATTTTTCATATTACAACTATTCTGCTCCAAAGGAAAAACCTTTATTTCCACCAGGTACACCTTTAACTAATCCAGCAATAGCAAATAAAATAACCGATAAAATTAAACCCTCTCAAATTACTATTGTTATATCTGGTATGTATACTGCTTATAGTGATTGGATGAAATATGAAATTGATGAATCAAAGCGTATGAAGAAACCTATTCTCGCTATAAATCCATATGGCCAGTCTCAAGGACCTACACCTAAGTATGTGACTGATAATGCTGACAAAATCGTTAATTGGTCTACTAGTTCTATTGTTTCAGCAATAAGAGAATTAGTTAAATAATTTATTTCTATAATAGATGATGCATTAATATTAATAAAAGACCTTTCTACAAAGAGAGGTCTTAGTTTTTATAATTCCAATTCACCATGATATACAGTTCTGTAGCCACAGATATTACACTTTGCTGTTATATCTAGTGTCATAGATTCATTTTTCCCATTTACCACATTTATATTTTTTACTATGGCAAACCCATTCTTATCATCAATAAACTCAAATGATGAATTACATATTTTACACTCAACATTACATCTTAGCTCTCCATTTAGTTGCCTTGTTACTTTATACATTTTCCCTACCCCCTTTACTACTATCTTACAATATATTATAATACTTTACAATAAAAGACACCTATATTCCTATAAGTGTCTCTAAAATATTGGGGTTTATGGGGAATTCAACTTTCTTTTACAATACAATTATAACATCTGTAATCCTATATATATTCTCATTCTTTTCTCACTTTTTTCTCAAAATTTTAATATAGAAAGCTCCCTTCATGCTTTGCTATATCTTCCACTAAGTCATCTCTCATTCTATAAGCTGTAGCTATAGCTATGTTTAATCTTTCAGCTATAATATTAACCTTCATTTTATCTCTATATTTAAGTTCTATAAACTTTTTATTTTCTTGACTTAAGTCTTTTAAATTCTGCTCCATATGAGTTATAAAACTTTCTGTATCTCTAAGCTTAGCTTTAAGTTTAAATAGATTTCTTATCTTAATAGCCCTTTCCTCTTCTAGTTTTCCTATAGCTCTCATTATTTCACTCTCTGCATAGCTTGTACTATTAGTACTTGTTTGTACTCTCTCATTAATCCCCATCCCTGGTTGATGATAGTCTATTTTAATATTAGTATTTTTAATATCATATTCTATGGATTCAATTTGCTTTTCTAACTGTTCTATTCTAACCCTAATATCATTAATTTCTTTTTTCTCTCTAAAATAACTATAGAGCTTACCTTCTGTCTTTCTAAATAGTTCTTTATTCAAGTTAAAATCACTCCTCCTTAAGATACATATCATAATAAGTCACTCCAACAGCATAAGCCTGCCATATATCTTTTTTAAATCCATAGAACCATCCTGGTTCTTTCTTAGTACCTTTCCCCTTATTGCTTGTATTAGGTGCAAATCTATCTATTAATGCCTGAACTATGTTACTATCTTTAGCTTTCATGCTGCCACATAAATTCATCTTTTCATCTTTCCTATAAATAAATTGTGGAGTTATATCGAAGCAATACTTGGTTTGTTCAACGAACCGTCCTATCCATACACAAGTATCAAATACGCTCTTACCAACAGCCATACCATAACATGCTACCATTTCAATAGCTACATATTTAACCTCATACCCTCGTCTCATTTTCTCCATTAATTCTTCGTTTTTAATTTTCCCTACTTCTAAAGGTTCTAATGCATCTTTATCTATAAATGCATATCCACTTTCAATATTCCCTGGATCTATTGCTAAAATCACTTAATCACCTTCTTTTTTTCTTTCTTTCATCACTTGTAAATATATATTTCTCTAAAAACTCTCTTAAAGTCATATCTCTTTCCTTACCCTCTTTTAAATTTGAATAAAAAATACCGCATATTCATTTCTGAATAGTACGGTATTATAAATAGATTGTTTTAATATTTAATTGTAAATTTTATAACATATCGGTATACTAATTATTAGTCTTACAGATATTTATATTATCATATATGCTATTTTTCACATTTACTGTATATGTACTATCATTAAATAGTAAAATCGCATATATACTTATATAATAACATGCCAGGTTTTGAAACTTTTATATACTTGTCATTTTCTGCACTACTAAATGATACGTCATCTTCATTTATATCTAAATCTACATCATAATCTCTTAATAATAATTGGTTTGAAATGCACTTTTCTATCATTAAATCCATATTGTCAACATCAACTCCATCATTATTACATTTATTGTAGAACTTTTGATCTAAAGAAGTATAATGATTTTTTTCATTTACTATCTCTTGACATATATATTTGTATAGTTCAATATCATCATCAAAAAACGTTGTTAGTGAATTTATACATATCAATTCCGAATAAGATAAATTATTTTTGTTCTCTACTATTTTCTGAAGAATGGCACCCATTATTAAACATGCTTTAGTTGACCTAGATAAAAGAATCTTAGAAAAAATATCTGAAATAAATTCTGCTTTTTGTTCACTATTTATATAGTCTGATAATTTTTTCAACTTTTGTTCTATTGGAATTTCATTGTTATTAAATCCTTTTAAAAATGCAATAAACCTTTTTCTACTTATTGCCATACTTCCTCTTCTTAATATTCCAAGAACTTTAAATGAATCCCCTAGCACTTCCATAAAGTCATTTTCAAGAATATCTTCTTTTATATCAAGATATTGGTTTATCTTATTACTTATATCTCCAAGTATATCAACTGTAACAATTTTATTCTTTTCACTGCTCATATTACTTCTCCTATTTCGAAAATTAAATATTTGTATAATATCTTTACATACAATATTTACTTTAATTGACTTTATATTGTATCATATCTATAAATTATATCACTTAATCTATCTCATAACAAACGCTAAATTCAAAATAACATCATCCATAATACTACACTATTCAATTTTCAAAGAACAAATTTACTTTCCTATAACATCTTTTAATAACTGCCAAACTCCAAATTGTATTACTATATTACCGTCACCTCTTTTAACTCTGATAGTTAATAAAATTATTATGATACAAACAATAACTATACTTCTTTTAATATTCACTCTTTGCCCTCTCATAATATTTATAAATTAAACTTCCTTACTTTCTAACTTTTTAAACTCTATAACCCATACCCAAGGGTTATTATCCCAACCATAGTACTTTAATTGTTCCTTCTTTAAAGTACTATTCCAAAGATATAAAAATTCTAGTTCAGGAGGTTCAATATATCCGCTATTATTACAATATCCACAACATTCATCTGAGTTATAATTATGAGGTTTTTTACACTCTATACCACTGCATCCCTCTTTTATTGCTTGGTCTTCAGTTATATCTTGTAACCTTTCTACTCTTACATTTGTAACTTCTAAAAATATCCTTGTTGCTTCTTTGGGCATATGAATACTTGGTCTCCACCTTTTAACATCCACTTCTATAATTGGTTGCCTGTGTCCATTATCATCAACTTTAAAAATATATCTACATTCATTTACTTCTAAATCTGAATCATCTTTTAAATCTTTTGTAGTATCGCACCATGTTTCTCTTACATAAAGAATATCTCCAATTTTACATGGTAATTTTGCATAATCTACTATTCCACCATGTTCACTCATTCCCCACCCAAAGCAATCCTCATGCTTTTTATCTGTTGAACTAGTTACAAATCCAAGTGGTATTTGTTGAATAGGTTGTGGCTTAATAACTCTTCTAGTAACTGTCTTTTTACCTTCTAAAATAGCCTTAACCATTTCAGTATTGAATAATATAGGCTTTTCCATGAATATCCCTCCAACTAATTATTATATGATTGTCATATGAGAATACCACCTTGCAGCAGTACTCCCATATGACCTTATTCCTGGACTAAGATATTATTTTTACATTGCCTAAGCCTTTTAATCTAGCCTTTAGATATTCTTTTATACTTTCCATAGCCACGTTTCTCCATGCTCCTCCATCTGCTTCATATAATGCACATTGCGGACCTGTTTGCATTCTGAATATAAACTTACTCTCTGGTTGAATTACCTCTGGGAATGTTCTAAATGGGGCTAATATAACTGGATTAGGAATTACAACCTCTGCTACACTTGCTACTCCAACCTTGATAGCAGCTGACTGACTTACTCCATCATCACCTACTGACTTAACATTTTCTTCTTTAATATTTCCACTTACTTTTAATAACTTGTTTCTATCTTCATTTTCTATAAATGAGCTTTGCAACATGATATTAAATCTCTCTGGATCTACAAATCTATCTGTTACTATACTTGGTGTTAATGCCTCGGCTACCATAACACATTCTCTTCTCTTATCGGAGTTTAGTTCCTTTTTAATACTTACCTTGTCATAACTCATAACATGTACTATTATGTTACCATCCTTAATACTGTCTACATTCTCTTTAATGTAGTCTACTATTGACGTTAAAGTAGTTGTTTCTAATGCTCTTGATATTGGTTTCTCAACTCTAGTAAGATTCTTATTAGTATAAGTAGCTCCATTAATCTCCTCTTTGATATACTTGCTTTCTCCTTCCTCAATTAATAATTCAATTGCTCCTTTTAATCCTTCACTTATCATCTTTTATTCCTCCTAAAATTTATTTATTTTACTATTTGTAAGCCTGCTAATTCATTTTCATTACTTTCGCTTGCTACTTCTTTTGGTGCTTCATCTGTTCCACCCATGAATACTTCTCCAGTTTCATTGTCAACCTTCATATAAGTTTGTCCCTTAACTTGTTTCTTGAACTCAGTTCCTAAGACTTCTCCATTAAGGTCCTTATCAATAATTATCTTAGTTGCTATCGCACTTCTAGGCGCAAGTTTTGCCTTTGCAGTTATTGTTACTTCTGTAAGTTCTCTTTCTTCATCTGTACTAAACGTCATGTCTAAAGTTAATTTTCTTTTAGGTTTGCTATCTGTATTCTTATCAGCAATATTTTCTAACACCTCCTTTAAACCTTGATTCATTCTTTCTGCTAATGCTCCATTAGCAAAGGTTTCTAAATTAATCATTTTATCCATGCATATCCTCCTTATTATTTAGAATGGCATATCCTCACCATCATCTACTGGCATATAATCATTACTTACCTGTGATTCATTCTTATTCCCAAACTCTAAGAAACTCACTTCATCAGCTACAACCTCAGTAACATATCTTCTTCCACCATCCTTGGCTTCATAGGACCTAGTCTCAATTCTACCAGCTACACTTAAAAGTTTACCTTTACTCATATAGTTAGCAGTACTTTCAGCTTGTTTCCCCCATACTACTATAGGGATAAAATCTGCATCCGGTTGTCCTTCCTTTTTAAATCTTCTGTTTACTGCCATCGTAAATGTACATACTGCGGTTCCTGTGCCTGGAGTAAATTTTAGCTCTGGCTCCTTAGTCAATCTTCCAATTACAACTACCTTATTCATAAATCATACCTCCTAAATTTATTACCACTACTTACAATCACATTTAACCTTCAATGGAGTAAACATAATCTTTGCTGATTCATCCTTTATGGTTTTTTTTAACTTAATCCTATTTGCTTCAACATTCTGCGCTAGTTGACCTAAAGCTTTCTCATTGAATTGTCCTCTTTCAACAATCTCTTCATTAATTTGATTGCATTGTATCTCTATAGACTTCTCAACACTTTTCCAATAGTCTTTTTGCTTGTCCATCTTCTTGTCTAGATTATTTAATTTCTTTTCTAGGATAATATATCCCATAAGAACTAAAACCCCTATAACACCTATTCCTAAGCCTAAAATTATATTCATTTTTAACTACCTCCTTGATTTAATTGAATTACAAACTACTCCCAATGATGATTAGTGCCATACTTAGTGTTATACTCTTCTAGTAATTCATCTAACTTTGTTCTATAGTTGATTACCTCTTCTTTAGATTCAAAAGGTTTGTAAGTAACTTTAGTTCCTTTCTTATATGTTTTCCCAACCTTCTTAACCATGTATCCTCTCTCTGTTTCAAGTGTATAGGCTACTAACATTGACATATCATAATACTTTGGATTGTTTTTCATTAGTTCAATATTTATAATTGGAAATTCCCTTTGGAATTCAATTACCTTTATATCTCCATTCTTATTTGCCATCACTGTTCCTCCTATTCTTTTAACCTAACTACTATCTTTCCACCAAGCAATATCTCTAACTGTTCTTTAAACTTCTCATTAATAACTCCTTGTATGAACTCTGACTTTACTGGTATAACTATTTCATTTTCCTTATTCTCTATATCAGTATCTATAAACCAGGTCCTATAGGTTATCTCTCCATACTGTTCATGTATCTTTGAATGATATGGAGTAGGAAAGGATAGAGGTGGAAGAGAATGAGTATTCTCTTTCTTTTCCTCTCCTCTACTTTCCTTTACTTTACTTTCCTTTACTTTAGGGATTAATGTTGTCATGTTGGTTACACTAACTGGATTAATGTTAACAATAACTAGGTTTTTGTATGCATCAATTATTTTTTCATCTAATAAGAGATATTCTTTAAACATTTCAACCTTTTGTCTCCTACCAACTGCCTCCAAATACCTACGTTGTATACCCTTTGATGTAAGAATTTGATAGTCTTTTAATACTGTTTCATCAAATAACTCCCATTTAACACAATCATTAATGATTACATTAACTCGATTAATGTCTACATTAACCCTCTTTGAGAAGAGTAATTGTTCACGTTCTGTCCACTCATAGAAGTATGATGTTTTATAAATTTTCATCATTAATTTTATTATTACGGCAAACCCTTCTATACCATATTGTGATTCTATGAGTGCAATCTTATCATCTTGATCTATGTCTACATCTAATGGAAAATAGTCTAAACCTTCTTTTTGTGGTCTTGCCATAAACTCACCTTACCTTATTCCTTTAAGTCTTAAATTTTCATCTTCAATTTCTTCATATGTTCTTTGGTTATGCTGAATACGAATACTGTCTATAAGTTCATTCCATGTGTCATAGTTAATCTTGATATTTCCTTCTATGTCTCCATCATCAATTCTTAACTCTAAGTGTCCTCCTGCTTCTTTTATAGTTATTTGCTTTCCATCATTTGCTCTAAGGTCCATATCTATGCTATACATTAGTCTTTCCCTCCAAACTATTACAGATATAATCATACTCAGCTTTAGTTAAATCTTTAATTTCCTTGTCATATTTAGTTTTAACTTTTACTTTAATACTTTCAGCGTCATATCCAGCTTTATTAGCTATTACATATAGTCTTTGAACTTGTTTATCTGTAAGTTGTTTACTGTTATTAGTATTTGATTTAGTCTTATCCACTTTATCCTTACCATGTGTGTTAGTGGTATCACTATCTTTGTTATCATCTATACAAAACAGACCATTCAAGGCATATTTTCTTGCATAAGAAGTTGCTGCTCCTGTTATCTGACTAGAATCCATACCTTTTTTAGTTTCTTCCTCCCTAGCCCATCCAAATGTCTCCTCTGAATCTCCTGTCTCTGCATCTGTAAGTTTTGCAGTAGATTTGGCATAGTATCTATTACCTATTAAAACTATCTCATCAGTAAGTTTTAATGTAAGTTTTTGTTCTTTTAAGTATGGTTTTACTGCTTCTAGAATATCTTCACAGTTTCTATAATTGTAGTTACCAAAGGAGTTAAATTGAGTTTTAGGAGCGTTTAATTCACTTTGTACTATAGAAAGTTTCTCTAAAAGACTCATATATATACCTCCTAGAATTTAATATCAAATTGCTCTGGGACAGTAATAACTTTTATTCCCTCACACTCTATAATTTCACCAGTATCTTTATTTATAATGGTATCTCCACTAACCTCTAACTCTTTCTTTAAACTTGTCCAATCAAGCTTTTCAGTCTCAATTTTTTTAATATATTTATCTTGATTTTCTGCTCTACACCATTCAAGTATTTTAGTATCATCATGATCTATCTTAGGTGTTTCTTTTTTAAGTATTAGTTCACCTGAAATAAGTGGATATTTCTTTTGAGTCTTAGTCTCTTTTGGATTAATAGTATTAAAGTATGCTCTTAGTTGAGCTATCTTGAAACCTATACTATTTTCATGTGACACCCTTTTTCTCTTTATTTCCTCATGAATAGCTTCAATCTTTTGGGCTGCTAACTCTTCAAGCCTTTGAAATTCTAATTTCTCTTCTTTTATATCCTCTATAAGTCTATCTGCTTCTATATCGCTTTTAACAATTTGAATACTATCTAATTTCTCCATTATTAAATCCTCCATTTGATTAATCTATTTTAGATGTTATAATTGAATTGTATATTTTTGTTATGGTCGCTCGCTTTGCTTTGGTCGGTAAGCTTGCGACTTTTCTTTTGTACTTCATTTAAAAGCTCTTCTGAAATTATTGTTTGCAAGTCTCCTCCTTCTGTTTTTAATCTCTCTTGTGTTTTCATAGCTACTTCTTTAGCTATATCATTTATGATTTTAAGCATCATAGCTTGTCCTCCTAATAAATCCTATCTGCTATTAAAAATAATGCTCCAAATATTAACCATGTTGCTAAGCTACCTAAGATAAAATCTATTATTTTTTCTTTCTTAGACACTTTTATAACCTTCCAATCTTCTTAATACATCTTGGACAAATATTCTTTCCATCAAACGTCTTAATACCCTTACCTTCTCCACAGAAGATACAAGTAGGTTCGTATTTTTTTAAAATAACCTGCTCACCATCTACATATATTTCTAATGGATCCTTAATGTCTATTCCTAAAATCCTTCTTAATTCTACTGGTAATACTACCCTTCCTAAGTCATCTACTTTTCTTACTATTCCTGTTGCTTTCATGATTAATATTCCTCCTTGAATAAATTCAAAATAAAATCTCTGCCTTTTCCAGTCCATTTACGATCATAAATAATATGTCCATTATCTAAAACATCTTGCTTTATGCTTACATATCCACTCTCAGAATACTTAGAATAAAGTAACCATGTTCTATTCTGCTTGTACTGTATTTTTTTATCTGCTAAAAGATTATTTAACTTAGTAGCACTACTTAAACCGAGTTCTTTAGCTATTTCGCTTGTTGTATATAGCTTATTTTGGTGTACTAACTTATCCCTTTGCCTTTCTGCTTCAATTCTTGCTGCCTTTTCTTCTTTAATCTTTGTTGCCGCTGCTATTAGTAAATCTGGATTATCTAATAATTCATCTGTGGCATACATACCATATTTTCTTATAGATGGAAGTACTTCTATTGCTAACCAATCTTGAAACTTTTCAGCAACTTCATTACTTGCTTTAAAAGCTAATTTATACACTGCTGGTTCTGGAATAAAATCACCTTTCGCAACATCTTGCGAAAATTTCAAATATCCATTTACTGTTCTCCACCTAATGTACTCTTTACCATTTTTCACCTCTGTAAATCCTAAACTTTTAGCAACTGTTTCTGTATCAAAAATCCATTCTCCATTTTCTAATTTTGTTGCCACCTCAAAAATTCCGCTTTGATCTTTGAAAATTTTTAATCTATTCACAGTCATTCCTCCTTGTAATTATTTTGTATTTGATTAGTTATAAATTCCCACTTATAATTAATTTATCAACTTTGCAGAGTTGAAATAATTATGAAAGGTGGGATTTTATGAAGCGCGTATATGCTTGTTTACTTGGCAACTGGACTGATATAACTGATGATGGGTTATTACATCAACGTGACCCTCTAACTTATGTTGATGAAGAAATACAGGATATGTTTAAATATGACTACATAAATGTAAGTTATAAAGATAAAAACTATCGTATTCATCCATCATTTATTCAAGTAGTTACTGAATAAATTCAGTTTCTAAATCCTTTTTAAATGTATCTCTCTTTTTGAATTTCAAAGTATTAACTTGTGAATTGTATTCTCTATCAATGCAATCTCTTAATTTTTTCCATTCTGAAAGAGAGATATCTTCAAATAAGTTAAAAATTTGTTCTATTTTTTCTTTGTTCACTTCTCATTCCTCCTTAATTTCTTTACCCTCATTTGGAGCTGCTTGAATACTAATTTAATTCTTTTATATTGTCTAAATCTGACAAATCTTTACCTGCATAGTCTCTAAGAAATCTTAATAACTCTATTTTTGTAACTTTAAGTCTACCTAGTTTTAAACCTACCAGTATTTTCTTATCTATAAGCTCATAAACTTTATGTTGATCAACTTTTAAAATCTTTGCTATTTCTGGAACTGTATATAATAAATCTTCCATTTCTACCTCCTTAATTAATCTGAAATACTTTTTCAACTTTTTCATCTAATGCATGAGATATTGCTTTCATTACATCCAGACTTGGATTAGTTCGTTTACCTTTAGCCAGTGAACATACATATGCAGATGTTATTCCTGCTTCTTTAGCTATATCTGCATAGCTTAAACATTTCTTCTTTCTTATGCTGTCAATTTTGTTCATACATTTAATTCTCCTTTCACTTATTTATTAATGTTTACTACGTGTTAATAGTATCATATACTGTCAGTAAACAAAACTACCACTAAACCTTATATTATATCATTATCGTTTACTATCAGTAAATAGCTTATTTTTTCTTTATTTTTCTTAAATTTTCATTGCTTTTTATTAACTGTGAGTATATAATATTAACTGTGAGGTGATAGTGTTGTTAGGTGATAATATTAAAAAAATAAGAATTAATAAAGGGCTAGGCCTAAATGAAACTGCTAAGAAAGCAGGTATAACAGGTGGTTATTTAAGTTCTATTGAAAATAATAAAAGAACTAATATTGGAACTGATATTTTACAAGCAATAGCTGATGTATTAGAAGTATCAGCAAGTGAATTCTATGTTGATGCTGAAAATAAAACATTAGAAAAGTCACCTGATAAAAATGATTTAACAGATAAAGATAAAAAAGATATAGAGAAAAGTCTTGACGCTACTCTTAAACAATTAGAAGAACAAGATGGACTTATGCTTTCTGGTAATCCAGTAGATGATAACGACTGGGAACTTATTAAAAGTGCTATAAAAAATGGTCTTGAGTATGCTAAAAAAATGAATAAAGAAAAATATACTCCTAAAAAATATAAAAAGTAGTTTTCTATTAGGGGGATTGGGGATATTGAAAAATATTATAAATAAAAAGGTAAATTATTTAAAAAAGACATTTAATACAAGTAATCCTTTTGAATTATGTGAGTGCTTGGGAATAAAAGTATTCTTTGAGGATTTAGGTAAAAATACAAATGGTTTTTTTCAAGCAGCTCCTAGAAATAAAATTATTCATATAAATTCTAAATTAAGTGATATAGATAAATTTTTTACATGTGCGCATGAATTGGGACATGCAATATTTCACTATAAATCTAATGTTTTATTTCTTGAAAAAAACACTCTTCTATCAACTAGTAAATATGAAATTGAAGCCGACACGTTTGCTGCTGAGTTGCTAATTGACGATAACCTTTTAAATAGATATGAAGATTTTTGTCTTGAAGTTGTAGCTAATTGTGAAGGTATTAATTATAAATATTTAAAGCTTAAATTTGACTTAATTTAAATTAAGTATATATTTTTTAGTTTCACGCGAACATACGTGTGTCAAAGGAGGTATTATTATGCAAGGTGGAACTCGAAAACGTGGTTCTACATGGAGTTACTATTTCGACCTTGGAATAGTTGAAGGTAAAAGAAAAAGAAAAGAGAAGGGAGGTTTCAAAACTAAAAAAGAAGCCCAGGAAGCTTTAAGAATTGCTTTAAATGAATATGAAAAATGCGGATCTGTTATAGATGAAAGTAATATTTCTGTTTCAGATTACTTTGATTATTGGTATAAAGAGTATGTGCTTATTAACTGCAAATATAACACGCAAGAATATTATAAAAGAATAATAAAAAATCATATAAAACCATCATTGGGTGTATATAAGCTTAAATCATTAACTCCAGCAGCACTGCAAGAATTTATCAATCAAAAATACTTAAGTGGATTATCCAAATCTAGTATAGATAATTTTTATGGAGTACTTTCTGGAGCATTAAAATCAGCAGTATATCCTTATCAATTTATAAAAGAAAATCCTATACAATACGTTAAATTACCCAAAAATAATAACTCGAACAGCTCTAAGGAAGATTTAAAAATAATTTCTATTGAAGACTTTAATAAAATTATCAATAGATTCTCTGTAAAAAGTAATTTTTATATTCCCCTTCAAATTGCCTTTCATACTGGTATGCGTGGTGGAGAAGTTACAGCCTTACAATGGAGTGATATAGATTTAAATAATAAAACAATTAAAGTTAATCATACTCTAATAAGTAAAGGAAAAGGTATTTTTGAACTAGGTACACCTAAAACTAAAAGTTCTAACAGAACCATTGTTATAGGAGATACTTTAATAAATATATTAAAGAAACACAGCTTATATCAAAAAGAAAATAAGTTAAAGTATGGTAAGTATTATGCAGATTCTAATTTTATATGTACTAAAGAAAATGGTGAACATATAACAACTGATAGTCTTAAGTATTTATCTAAGGTAATAAATTATGAATTAGGTATAAACTTTAATTTTCACTCACTTAGACATACTCATGCTACTATGCTTTTAGAAGCTGGAGCCAATATAAAAGATATTCAAGAGAGATTAGGTCACTCAAAACTCGCTACAACTATGGATACCTATTCCCATGTAACCAACAAAATGAAAAAAGATACTGTTAATATTCTTGAAAATATACTTATACAAAAATAA